CTATAAATTACTGAGTATTTTGAGTGCTTTTTCATTTTCTTGATCACGGCTAGTTTGCAAAAGATGCGTGTAAACTTCGTAAGTGATGCTGGTATTTGCGTGTCCAAGTCGTTCGGAGATGTAATCAATTGAAACACCCTTGGCAATCAGCATTGATGCGTGAGTATGTCGCAGTCCGTGAAATGTGATGATGTTTTTCGTCTGCAATTCAGCGAGTATTTTTTTGAGTGTTTTATTAACTGCGGTATCGCTGGGGACTTCGTGACGGTTGGTCATGAATACTAATTGGAGTTTGTTTTTGTAGCCTTGTTTTAGAAATTGGCTACGCTGGTGAACTTGCAATGATTTGAGAACCTTAGCTAATGTGGAGGGGATGGAGATAGTTCGGTTTGATGTGATGGTTTTAGTTTTTGTGAAGCCAGTTCGTTTCTTGTAGTCGTATGCCTTGTTGATCGTTACGGTTTGGTTAGCGAAATCAACGCAGTCCCAAGTTAGACCGGCAACTTCACCATATCGACATCCGGTTAGAAGGCCGAATAGAATTTCAAGCCTTGAAATAGCCATGAAAGTGCCAGTTTCAATACATAATTTTTTTAGTTGCTCTGCTTCGTGAAACTCCAAAAATTTGAGATTACCATCTTTGGATTCAAGTCCCGCAATCAACGCACCAAATGTAAAATCGCGAGTGATGATGCCATCATTGATGGCGTACTTCACAGCATTTTTAAAATAGCTGTTTAATAACCGAGTGCTATCCTTAACGTGCGTCTCGGCATAGATATCAAGCATTGATTGGTAGTCTGCTGTTTTGATGTTCTTTAGTTGCTTATCCCCAAAGGTATTTTGAACCAAGCGGATAGCCACTTTATATTTAGATTCGGTGGTCTGATGCAATCGACCAATCTTATACGTATTAGCCCAAGTTTCAAAGTATGAGGCGAAAGAGATATCTTTATTGCTGTTTAGCTCGCCATCATATTTGAGTTGCTCTATTTCAGCAGCAGCACGTTGGGCGTCCATTTTGCGTTTAAAACCGCCTTTAGACTTGCTGTGTTTTGAATCTATCCAAACTCGGTAAGCCCAGACGTTGCCACGTTTAAAAATTTGTGCCATTGTTAATTCCTCCATTTTAAGCTAAAATAGAGTACGCAAATAGCGCACAATATTTTGCGTTGTTTTTGTGAAGCACATCCACTAGCTTGCCGGCGGGGGATGTGCTTTTTTATTTTTTATATTAATAATAGTTAGTTGATTAACTGCTTGGAGTAGGTGGGTCCATTGTAAATGATAGAAAATCTTTACCAAGATTTGTAATTCTATAGTAAGTTTCTATAATAGTTCCGTCAGAGCCCATATTAATGTCTCCATATCTTTTTTCGAACAGACCTAAATTTGTGAGTCGTTCACACAATCCAATTAAATAGAATTTATCTAACTTTCCTTCAAAAGCATTAACTACGTCGCTAATCATTGCCCATTTGTCACGTTCTAATTTTCTTGTGGCTAATAATAACTGTAGGTCAGTTAAATCAATTTGAGGTATGATCGAAGTGAAGTACTGCTCTTGATCCCAATTTATTTTAGAAGGAGATTTTAGAATGTTCAAAAAACCATTATGGAGCATTGATCGTTTTGCAAGGGTCGTATTGGACTCGATAATTTCATTCATCTTCTCCATATATTGAGAAATTTCGTCTGAATACTGAGAAATTTCGTCTGGATTCGTTAGTTGATTTTTTAGTTTTTCAACATCTTCACTAAGCTCTTTATAGAAATTTTCAATCCGTTTAAATCTTTTTTCATTTTTAGCGCCAAAGTAAGCGGTTTGTAATGCTGAGCCAACTGTTGGGATAGATGCAATACCTGCTTCAATTGCTAGCCAAGCATAGTCTTTACCGTGTAATTTATTTTCAGATTTGTTGTCCATTAATGTATATGTCCTTTCCAAATAAAACTTAGTTGGTATATCATTCTTAGGATAAGTGCCTATGCTATTAATTTATTCAATTCATCTAAGCCAATAATTTTAATTTTGCCACCGTTATCAATGAATTCCTGCGCTTTTAATTCGGCTGAACTATGAACACCATCTTTTAGGCCTTCATAAACTTGTTCACCGTCAATGAGATAATCAGTTAGGCCAGATACTGCAGAGGTAACACGACCGCCATTTTGTTCGATGAGAAACTTGATTTCACTGCGGGTCATTTCCATAAACTGACCTGTGATACAAAAGCGTAAACCTGATAGTTTGTCGGATGATTCAGTCAGCTCTGCTGGATCACCAGCGATGATTTTATCGGTAGATCCATCGCGCATTTGTTGGTATATAAAAGCTGTTGTTTCACAATCATCTAAAGAATTATGTGATTGATTCTTGATGCCGTAATGCTTTTTTAGTGTTTCTAATTTATAGTTCTCTAAGTTCGGCAGTTTTTTACGAGCAATGGTAACCGTGTCTTCGATAAAGATTTGCTTATCGGTGTAACCATGAGTCGTTAAGAAGTTAATATCAAAATTAATGTTATGACCGATAATGGGAAGACCGCCAATGAAGTCACGCAATTCTGGGACGATTTCGGTAAAAGTTGGTTCATTAATCACCATTTCTGGACTAATATGTGTGAGAAATTGAACTTCTTTTGGTATTTCGTGTTCGGGATTTACGTATTTATTGAATTGTGCAACTTTTTTGTTATCAATGTACTTCAGAGCAGACACTTGGGTGATGCCTTCGTTTTCAGCAGATAGGCCAGTTGTTTCAATATCTAAAACGATGAACCTGTATAGGTCTTTTTTTAATTTAACGATATTTGGTTTGTTTTTCTGAATGATGGATGTGACTGGATCAATGGCAGGTTCATCTGGGATTGGAGCTGTCTCAGGCATAGTTTCATCGACTTCTGGGATGATTTCCGGTGTTGGTTGTTCCGCGACTGGAGATTGTTTGTACTCTGCCAGCCACTTATTAATTCGAATTGTATCAAGTAGCATCCAAGGAATAGTAATGATTAGACCGTATCCAGCGGTAAGTAGCGCTAATAGTGTCATAACGAATCCCGTACCTTTTCGGCCCAGATAATAGCGGTGACCGCCGAGCCATCCAAATAATAGCCATAAGCCCCATGCTATATTGGAAACTTTACCAGTTTGAATGGGGGCCTTAGTTGTCACGGTAGGTTTTACTTTGGGATGCGATTTCTTTTTTGAGGTACCTATTTGAGACATCGGGTTGATGCCTACAGTTGTTTTATTATAAATACGGTTATAAACGGCCTTTTTTGGGTTTTTTAATATTCCCGTACCTTTTTTTCCGTAATAAGGAATGACCGCACGCTTGACGGAGCGCTTTAGTTTTCCAGTTGTGCGCGCCTTGATTGAACGTTTAATACTTGGCTTTCTAACCCCAATTTTAACCACAATATCTCCTCCAAATATGTTAAACTACGTTTATAGTTGTTGCTTTTTATATTTTTATCAGAGCAATTTGCGTCTTACTTCCTCCAAGAAGTAGGGCGCTTTTTTTATGTCTTCATAATCTGAATACCGTTAGCAAAGTTGATCAGTATGTTATCTCTAATAATTATCATGCCATAACGTTCACGGTAATAAGCTAATACATCAAATAGATATTCAACGGTGACGTCTAGATGTTCGGCCAATTCAAACTCTGTTGTTGATTGCCAATAAGCTGCAACTAACTTATCGAGTGGCACCAGACGGTTAAACGAGCGGCGACGCGCAATCGTTTCTTGTTTAGCACTCTCAATATCATTTGGGTTAAGAATATCACCAACAGATATCTCTTGATGACTGATTTCTTCAGCCAATGTCTGAGCCTGTTCAACACGCGTACGATTAGCGTTAATGACAATTGTTTTACCAATACATAGGCCATCAATACCTGCGGGCATATCGGTTCGAGGTTTAATATCAAATTCTGTAGATGATTCTGCAATCAATGAGTCGAGCATATCCATATATAATTCACATCACTTATTCTCGGAATGGTAGTTACTAGTTCTTTGATTTTTTGATCATATCGATATAGTCTAAAATCTTAGCCATATCGTCGTCAGTGAAATCTTTATTCAAATGCGCAGCTAGAAGTTCAGCCTCGGGATTTGAATCATTACTAGATGTGACATTTCTTCCAATTAGAAAATCAGTTGTAACACCAAAGTAGTCTGCTACCTTTTGAAGTTTATCTATTGAAGGTGAACTTTTACCCCACTTCGTAATAGAACCACTGGAAAGACCTGTTCGACGTTCAAGTTCTGCTAAGCTAATACGTTGTCCTGCAGCAAGCTCCTTGATTCTATCTATAATTGTCATGTTTATACCTCGGAAAATTTACTATATTTTTATTGACGTGGAAAATATTCCGTGTTATATTATGTGTGTTAGCAAATAAGGTATACGGAATAAGCCCACGTTCTGAGTTTATACGAAATGATGAAGTAAATGCTGGGGAGCTTTACGGTTATTTCGTATGCCTTAATTATAGAATATTTTCCGAACAAGTCAATAAGAAATGAGAAAATATTCCAATAAAACGAGGTGGACTGAATTGATGTACAACAAAATTAAGATGCTCGCTAAGGCGCAAGGTGTATCTATTAATAAAATAGAAAAAGATTTGGAGTTTGGATCATCGACGATTTCAAAGTGGAGCAAATCTAATCCTTCAGTAGATAAGTTAAAAAAAGTTGCAGATTATCTTGATGTGACAATTGATGAGTTAATTAGAGACGAAGAGCCAGTAACTAAGTAATTGAAATTTATTTTTCCATTTCAATGGATTGCTACGTTACTAACAGTGGGAGGTGATCAGTGATGAATGAACATATTTGGGTTTACTCGAAATTAAACGGAGCAAGCGAATTACTATTTACTATCGATAACGATGCTGATATTCACGATTTTGAGCAAATTTTTAACAGAAAGGAATATAAAAGACATAAGCAATTTGCCTATGCCTTAGTTGATGGAATTGAAATAAAGCTATTTACAGACCGAGTAGTTTAGCTGTGATTGAAGTGGCTAATGCGGATAAAACTTGAAGTGATGCTGAACCAACTGTGGAACTAACCCTTGATTTTGTTTTTTCCCAGACAGTATCACTTTTGATGCTATCTAAAAATTGATGTCCTTCCCAAGTGATTTCCCTGAAAATACCATCAAATGGCATACCCCAAGCTTTTATTCGGTGTAGTTCAATATAACCAGCTTCGAGTAATTTTTCAGTGCAGTATAAAACATCCTCCATAGGATAAGTTTTTAAATTTTCTAACCTAAGAAAATACTCCATAGTTGGGGTCTCGCCGTAAGGAACATCTTCAAATGCAAGCATTAAATCTCTAACGCAATCATGATTTAGATTCATTAAATATATCGCCTCGCTTTCTAGAGTGAGTATAGCAAATAAGAATATAAAGACAATAATCAGCGGGCTATTAATCAGTTGAATTTTATTATTTTAGGAGGCATGAAACATGGAGCGAACTAAAGTTGTTATCCCACAATTTTCAATTGAGTTACCAGCTGGCATTGAGTTGATCAGCACCGAAAAGCGTGAGCAACTTGAAGCCAATCGGCAAGTTATCTGGGATTTGAACAAAGCTGTTGAAATGACAGGTTACACCAAAGCGGATTTGAAGAAAATCCTGACTGAATTTAAAAAACGATTGGATATGGACAACGGTGGCTGCGTTTATTACCCATACCACGGTGGCAAATATACCATGGAATCATTAGGGTTTACGCAGTTTATTCGCAATAACTTTGCAGAAATAACGAGGTTTTTAAAAGGATGAAAAACACAAAACGCTTAATGAATATTGACCGTATTGTATTCGGCATCATGGTTGCTTTGTTGATTGTGAGCCGACATAGCGATATGGCTTTCTGGTGGGCGACGGTCTTAATTGGCTATTTTGCCAGCTCAGTACTGCACACGCCGGATTATTTTGAATCAAAGGAGAATAGCAAGTGAATTTGATGGAAAGAGTTATCACGAATAATATGGCCGTCCCAATCAAGTACGATGGCCATCAGTTAATGAAATATGCGTTGCTGGTTCGTTATGATCAGCGATTTAAAGAAGAAGTTGGCATTTCATTTAAAGACCGGATGCGGTTGGGTGAGGCCATCAGAGGACTAAGCCACGGCGACATCGATGACATCGTCGAAGTATGGGCGGCAATTCATGGCGTCGCATCAGTCGAATTTGCTGAATCCAATGAGCAACTTGATCAGATGATTATGTATGTGCTTGATGAGATTTGGGACAAAAAGGGGGATGCACGCAATGGATGAAATGAATCAGTTAGTTTTTATGCGTGAACTGCAGGCAGTAACAACCAGCTTGCAATTAGCAGAAGCTTTTGAAAAGAATCATCAGCATATCTTACGAGACATCGACAGTTTAAAAGATGTATCCAATTTTGGACAGATGTTTTCAAATGGAAATGAACCAGATTCATATGGGCGTAATAGGCGAATTTATTATATGAATCGTGATGGATTCACATTGTTGGCTATGAGTTTTACCGGAAAAAAGGCGCTGGAATTCAAATTGAAATACATCTCAGCATTCAATCAGATGGAAAAAGTAGTTAAGGAACCCATGCAACTGCCAACAACACCGCAGGAAATGCTTAAATTGGTTTTGCAAAATATGGGCGATTCAAATGAAAAGGTGGAAGCACTAGAAGACCGGATTGATGAAATTGAAGACAACGCACCTTTATCACCAGGCACATATAGCTTTATCTCGCGTCGAATTAGGCAGCGTGTTAGCGAAGTTGCTCGTGGATTTGGCAGATTATCACAGAAACAACGCGGACAGCTATACCGTGACATCAACCAGGGAGTTAAGCAGGTTTCTGGCGTTGACACCAGATCGCAACTGCGAGAGAAACATTACAAACTAGTGATGGACTTCATTCAAGATTGGGAACCAGCAACGGCAACGAAAACACTCATTCGACAATTTGAGATTTCTGATGAATAAGAAACGACGACCTAAGTTAAACATAGGCCGTCAGATAATATGGCACGTATCGGAATTTAGACAAAATAAAAAGCCTTACCGATTGGCAAGACTTTCCACAAACTAAAGATATAGTTTCCGCAAACAAATTATACTTCTTTATCTGTGGATAAGTCAATGAGCCGGTTTGAAGGCTTTTAATATGCTCCAAGTTCTGTAATTCTTAGTCCTTGTTAGTAAGGCATTAAGCGGGCTTGTTTCAGGTATTAACTTAGCGACCATAGATTAGAGGTAATGAATATGCGGAGTTACACACGGGAAAAAAAGATTTGGTGTGGGGATAGATATTTAGAAGTAGACGTGATTCCCAGAACGTTTAATGCTGATCAATATACAAAAAAAGGGATTCGGTCAAAACGTAAGCGAGAATCCGAACCGAAGCAAAAGAATCTCAATCAGAAGAATGCTAAAAGATACTTGATACAACTTGTGAATGCCAATTTCTACAACGGGGACTATTTCCTAACACTCACTTATCAAGATCCAATGAAACCTGAAACGATTGATGCAGCACTCAAAGAAGTTGGGAACTATATCCGGCGAATCAAGAGATTGTATAAAAATGCCGGGCATGACCTGCAATACATCCTAGTTACTGAGGGTGGGGATGAATCTGTCAGAATTAATCATCATATCGTGTTGAAAAGTGCAGTGGGTGTAACTCGGGATGAAATTGAAGAGTTATGGGCTAAGGGTCGTGGACGAAATCGAAAGCAACTGGGTTATGCGAATTGCAAAACAATTAGAGCTAATGACAACGGGGTAACTGGGATTGCGAGTTATCTCAGCAAAGACCCAAAAGGGAAAAAGCGCTGGTCATCATCTAAGAATTTGGCTAGACCTATTTCGCGAACTAATGATCATAAGTATTCCCAACGTCGATTGGAAAAACTAGCAAAGTTGCCTGACCAGGGGCAAGGCTATTTCGAAAATATGTATAAGGGCTATCAGATTACGGAGTTAGAGATTGAATATTTTGAAATGACAGGCTGGCACGTCTACTTAAAGATGTGGCGGATATAGGAAGAATGTGGAGTGATCGCGATGACTAAAAGAATAAAGCGGAGATGGTGGGTTCGTCATCCCATAAGTGGCAAATATTTAGGGGCAGATAACGGGTTAACGTGGGTTGACCTCGACAATCCACACTCAATTTCATTGAGTGAAAAGCAGATAAAAGTCTATCAATCCAGAGTTTTGGGACTGGCGTGAGGAAGATAAGGCGTACTTGCTAGAACAATATACCAAGTATGAACGAAAGCAACGTGATGGGTGGAGGTGATTGAATGCAACTCATTAAATTGAAGTTAGAGCAGCGCTTTGGCGTTGTTGTTGAAATTGTAAGCAGCTATGGTTATTTCGAAGGCGAACCGAAGTGTCACAACGACGAGTGCACATCCGAATTAATGCACTTGATTGACGATTGGCAAACGGGTGAAGCTGATTTGAAGTGGTACCAGCGTTGGCTAGGGATGAATGACTACGACTTTGAGCAGTTACTCGGATCAATCTACGTGGCCGATGTTATCGAATATGAGGGGAGCAATACTAATGCAAAAAGACCAATTAAAACAAGGTGACATTCTAAATAATGTCATGGACATCTTTGGCAACATGCACCGTCAAGTTAGCGTTATTCGTGATATGGACAATACCGTAACCGGTGAAGACCGCGACACTCATGAGCGCCGTGTATTCCACAAACAAGATTTGGAAATTTGGGGCAAGCATGGCTATGAGAGGGATGTCACCAAGAACAGCTTTGACCTTGAAGAGTCGCACCAATTGAAGTGGGGTGAATCTGAATTACTTGGCAGGGGAGCATCCCAAATAGCAAATACATCGCGCAGCTAATATTAACAGGAGGCACACCACTATGGAGATATCAATTAATTCAGAAACCAAGAGTTTAGTTTTCACCTCAGATAAGCCATTCACTCCGGAACAAATGACACTTGCTACCAAGCTATTTGAGAGTACAGCGGAAAATTCCGCCGAAGCCAAAAAATATAGGCGAGGGAACCAGATACAATTGAACGTTAAGTGCCGTGTGTGTGATCGGCAGCATTTAGTTGATGCAAATATTGGATATGACCAATCGTATCAATGTGAATGTGGGGAACGAATTAAGCTATTGCCAATAATCAAGGCAATGGGTTTTGTCGATTAATGGGAGGATTTTGCAATGCAATCAACAATCAATTTTGATTCAGAAATAGCACCCGATAAGCTTTGGGTCGTTGCCCAGCATGAGGAGATTGAACGCTACAAGAATGTGCGCCGTGCTGATGGCAGTCAAGAAATGCAAAAATACACAGTCATCCGAGCTTATGGCTGTGTCTGTGGTAGCAATGGGATGCCGTTAGTGTTTACCAGTAGGGGCGAAGCGACAGTTGCTGCCATCGTCTTATCTGAAAACATGAGCGACCAGCTACGTGCGTTTAAAGTTGGCAGTTTAAAAATGGAGGTTACGGCATGAGCATTGAATTCAAAGAAGCTAAGCGCAAGCAAGAACGTGGGATGTCAAACGAGGAATTTTTCAAGCTGTCAAGCATAGCCATGGATGACTATGACGCCATTGTCATCACCGGTCTTTCCAGTGATGGGGAAATAACGACCTATCGAACCAGCGATTCAAGTTTACAGACTATCGGTCTACTAGAATCGGCGAAAAGAGCATTGCTTGATGACATGGAGGTGAACTAATGAATGATAGGCATCGCCGAATTGAACGTCAAGCAAAAGAATTGGAACCTAATTGTTTTGACAAGTCAGCACAAGCCGTTATGGACGGATTTAAGACGTTTGTCAATGCAGTAGTAGACTTTTACGAGGTAGCAACATGATAGAAATAACGAAAGAGATTTTAGTGAATGAAACAAATAAAACATATGATATTTGGTTCGAGCGATACTTAAAAAACTATGATATCAAGAAAGAGATGCTCATTCTTGCTAAACAAGGCAAAACAAGCATGAAGATTGCTATCAGAAGAAGTGAGATTAAGGAAAGTCGCGACGCTAGAATGGGATATGATTCTCGATTCGTCGATAAATTAAAAAAAGCATTCCCAGAAATGCGGATCTCCGTCGATATTAGAAAAGGTATGATGGGGAATGAGATTGGAAAAATAATTGAAATTAATTGGGGCACTGAATATCCAGGTGGCGACCTATGAGCATATTTTGGCTATGGTTTTTAACCAACCGAGGCATCACCGCCATCAAGTGGTTATGGGTAATTTACCCAATCATGGTGATCGCCACATTCATAATAATCAGTAGAGGGGTAAATAAGGGATGAAGCTAGGTAACGTATTCGGCATTATTGGCCGGGACCCGAAGATGAACAGCAATGGCACGGTGGTTATGTTCAGCATCGCCGTCAAGCGCCGTTATAAGGATAACCAAACAGGGCAATACGAGAGCGACTGGTTCAATTGCAAGGCATTTGGAGAGAGAGCAAAGATAATCGAACAAAACTTTCACAAGGGGTCAAAAATCCTCTTTGACGGAGATATGCGCAATAACAATTACGAAAAGAATGGCCAGAAGGTTTACAGCAACGAAATCGTAGTAAGTGACATTACGTTCATTGAATCGAAACAAGCTGCGAACGACGACAATCGACAAGTAGGAAGAAGCGAACCATTTCCAACGTCGGCGCCAGACTTGTTTGGCAATAATGGCGTGACTGTTGACCCAGATGACCTACCGTTTTAGGGCATAAAAAAAGACCGCGCTACCAACGCGGCCATCCCTTTGACATCCTACCAATATTATACCAAACAAAGGGGGGGCGTTGTTGGTTATTAACGCGAAACGGTTTGAATGGTTGCAAGAATATGAGCAACTCGATCATGATATCAAGTATTTAAAGTGGAATCTGTTGAAAACACAAGCTGAGCTAAGTCGTCGAGTGAGTGGTGATCTAAGCAATGATCACTTGGTGAAAGGGTCAAAAGGCGCACGCGTTGAAGAAGAGATTGCACGGCTGGAACAAGAATTGCAATGGCGTGTCCAAGCTCAACATGATTTGAGAGAGCTGGTAAGCTCATTTAATGGCATTGAGGAGCAAATACTCCGCAAGAAGTACATTGATGGGCAAACACTGGAAGAGATTGCAGAGGACAACGAGGTGCACTACACGCTGTCTTACATCCGCAAGAAACATGCCGAGCTACACCGCAGGTTAGATTTTCTAGATAAATGGGATGCTGATAAGTACGAATTGCAAGTTGTTGTCGGCGACCAGTTACGGTAGACTTACTAAGAAGTAAGTCTATTTTTTATTGGGGTGGGATACGATGTTTAAAGAGTTATATGTTTTTTTTGAAAAATGGAATAATAAAAGCACAGAACATAAGTTTATAATATTAGCTCGAATTATGAGCGCTCTATTAACCGTATTTATCGTACTTGTAATAGTGATTGATTGGACGGATATTTGGGGTATGGGAAATAAAGTGTGGCATCTTAGATTCTTTAATCATTTTTTTGTAGATAGTGACAATAAGTTTAATTGGATTGGTATTACGTCTGTACTGGCAATAATCTCACTAACGTTTACTGCTTGGGATAGTCGTAGAAAGTTTAAAGCCGATTTAATTTCGAAAAGTAGAATTAAATGGATTAATGAATTTAGAAAAATTGTTGCCGAGTATCTGCAACAAGTATCTGAATATTGGCTTTTAATGGCTAAATATAATAAGAGCGATGAACGGGGTAAAAACGAACTATTTTTAGAAGTGAACAATATTACAACGCGATTACAGAAGTCGTTGAGTTTGATTCAACTTCAATTTGGAGAAGGCAAAAGAAATAATGAATTTCTGGAATATTTTGAGATATTCGCAGTTATTGTGAATGCTAACAGATATGTTATCAATAAAATTTATGACGGTGAAGAAATAACCAAAGAAGAAAGTCAAACGTTGCTGAATATAGACAAAAACTGTAGAAAACATATTGGGGATGTAGTTGAGAAATCGAGGAAGTATTTAAAAGAAGAGTGGGAAAAGGCAAAAAAAGGTGAATAACCAATGTGACTTTTATGAGACCTCACAAAGTGTATGGTTTTATTGATTCGGGCGGTTTATAGTAATAGCATAGAAGTTTGCAAAAAAGGCACATCCAATCGGGTGCGCCTTTTTTGTTGTCTTTAATTAGGAGGTAGCGCAATGAAACCACGCAACGACATTCGTGAGAAGTACCTTGCTCAGTTGAAAAGAGTGAATGACTTTGCTGTCAAAGGTGGCACAATTAAGGACTACCGAGCACAGGTTGAACGGCTGAGATACTTAGAGCATTTCAGTTTAGCAGATAACAACCTCAGCTTTATGCGTAAGTATGATGCCCAGTAGAGTATGCCCCCTGGTCTAGCAAGTACCCCCGGCATCATTAGAAGGGAGGTGGTACCATCCGAGCAGACAAGCAGGGACCGCATCGCGTTGCCTTTGAGCACAACAAGAAGACAATCCTCAAGACGCAATCAGTCTGTGGCATCTGTGGTCAGCCAGTCGATAAGCAACTCAAAGCACCTGATCCAATGAGTCCGGTTATTGATCACATCATTCCAGTCAGCAAGGGCGGCCATCCATCAGCGATGGACAACCTGCAGCTTGCGCACTGGTCATGTAACCGACAGAAGTCCGACAAGTTGTTCGTTCAAAAAGAAGAGCCAAAGGTGATTGGCAATCGAAATCTGCCACAAAGCATAAAATGGATTAATTACAAAGCGCGTTAAATCAGCATTTTGACGGTCTGAAAGTAGGGGGGTTACTCCCCTACCGCGGGTCACAGAGTCCTTCACGCCGTCACTGTACATTTTTTCTCGCGCGAATGCGAAAGGAGTTGACAAAATGGCATTAAAAGGGAAGGTTTACCTTAGTCAAAAGCTACAGCGACACCGTGCGCGGGCGTTGCTAAGATATAAGCAATATGCGATGAAACACGTTGACAATAACTTTAGTGTGACGATTCCGCAATCAATCCGTAATCGGTATCGCTCAGTTTTGGGCTGGACAGGAAAAGGCGTTGACAGCTTAGCAGACAGATTGGTATTTCGAGAGTTTATGCACGACGATTACGAAACTAATGAAATTTTTACGGTCAACAATCCCGATGTATTTTTTGATAGCGTGGTCTTGTCCGCGCTCATTGCATCATGTGCGTTCGTTTATATCTCAAAAGGGCCCGATGACTTGCCACGCCTGCAGGTGATTGAGGCGACAAACGCCACGGGAGTGATTGATCCCATCACTGGTTTGTTGACAGAAGGCTATGCCGTCTTAGAGCGGGATAACTTATACAATCCAGTTGTCGAAGCGTATTTCACCCCAGCGGAAACATGGTTTTATTTCTCAGACCCCAAAATAAAGAATTTCAACGAGCCGAATCCAACAGGACACCCGTTATTAGTGCCGGTTATCCATCGACCTGATGCGGTGCGACCTTTTGGACGTTCTAGAATCTCGCGTGCCGGGATGTATTACCAGCAATATGCCAAGCGGACATTGGAACGGGCGGAAATTACTGCCGAGTTCTACTCATATCCGCAAAAGTATGCTGTTGGACTCTCAAATGATGCCGAGCCAATGGATACATGGAAGGCTACTGTTTCATCGATGCTACAATTCACAAAGGATGAGAACAACGACAGTCCAACGCTTGGGCAATTCTCAACGGCATCAATGTCGCCATTCACTGAGCAACTCAAAACGGCCGCTGCTGGTTTCGCTGGTGAGTCTGGTTTGACGATGGACGATTTGGGCTTTGCCTCAGATAACCCATCGAGCGTTGAAGCCATCAAAGCTAGCCATGAGAACTTGCGACTTGCTGGTCGTAAGGCGCAACGTTCGCTTGGGGCAGGTTTATTGAATGTCGCTTACCTTGCTGCATGTCTGCGTGATCAACAGCCATATTACCGCAGTCAATTCAGCAAGACCGTACCGAAGTGGGAGCCGCTATTTGAAGCTGATGCCAGTGCACTGACGTTGATAGGCGACGGTGCACTCAAGTTGAATCAGGCAATCCCAGGTTTCATTGATGCTGAAATAATCCGTGATTTAACTGGTGTTAAGGGGGCGGATGGCAGTGGACAATGATATCGTGCCGGGGTTATTGGAAACAATCAACAAAGAATTTGATCAGCGCACATTCAACAGTGCTAAATTAAAATCAGCGTTGCAAGTGTTGCAAAGTAAGAAAGCAACGTACCTCGATGTCAATAAATATTCGGTAGAAGTCGGTGAGATTCTTGCCGATGTGCTGGGCGCTAATGTCACGGCTGAATTGCTACCGGATGGCCGTATGTATTTCAATATTGCGAATCGTGTGATCAACGAGACACTACAAAAGAATTACGACTTGATTACGGGCTACGCTAGCGACGTGCAAACCCAGCTTAATCATTCGGCAAACATCCACATGCGCGCCCAGGTACCCGACCTGAATCAAGACCGCGTGGACGGCATCGTCAATCGTGTTTCTAGCGAAGCGGATTTTGACCAAATTAAGTGGCTGCTAAATGAGCCAATTGTCACGTTCAGCCAGAGCATTGTGGACGACGTGCTGCAAAGCAACGTTGAGTTCCAAGCCAAGTCAGGATTGCGCCCCAAGATTACACGGAGCGTTGTCGGCAAGGCGTGCAAGTGGTGCAGTAGTCTAGCTGGTTCATATGATTACTTTGATTTGCCGGAAGAAATTTATCGGCGTCATGAGCGATGTCGGTGCACCGTTGAATACAACCCGGGTTCAGGCCGTCGCCAAAATGTCTGGTCAAAGAAGTGGGTTGATCCACAACGTGATGCCAAGATTGAACAACGCAAACAACTCAATATTAAGAAGAAAGACCCAGCACCCAGCGAATAGTTGAGTGCTATTTTTATTCCCAAAATTAGGAGGAAACAAAATTGAACTCACAAGATTTTATTGAAAAATGCAAGCGACTTGTTGCGGATTACACGAATGCACATATGGATAGAACTGATGCCGCGGCGCCAATCATTCCCGAAGGTGTATTTGTCGTTTGGAGTTGTAAAACATTGCATTAAGCTTTAATCACACCAATCGACCTAAGCATGTCGTTAAACTGCGGATAAGATTGAAGGAGGACTGAGCCATGACTACTACAGTTCGATTTGGCAATCAGCATCCTACTCAATCGGTAATATTGCCATATCACGAATCAATGTATCAAGAAGCAATCGATTTCTACGAAAAAACCGGTAATGAAATCTACGCGTGGCAAGCTGAAATGTTGGAACACATCATGGCCGTTGATCAAGACGGCTTATGGACGCATCAAAAGTTTGGGTATTCAATCCCGCGTCGTAATGGGAAGACCGAAGTTATTTACGCGGTTGAAATGTGGGCGCTCGAAAAAGGCTTGAATATTATGCACACCGCCCACCGGATTAGCACGTCACATTCGTCGTTCGAAAAACTAAAAAAATATTTAGAAAAGAGCGGATACGTCGAGGGTGACGACTTCAATTCCATCAAGGCAAAAGGGCAGGAGCGCATCGAACTATATGCAACCGGTGGTGTGATTCAATACAGAACGCGGACATCCACAGGTGGCTTGGGTGAAGGCTTTGACATCCTAATTATCGATGAAGCCCAAGAATATACTACCGAACAGGAATCAGCATTGAAATACACCGTTACCGACAGTGATAACCCAATGACCATTATGTGCGGGACACCGCCAACGCCTGTTTCGAGCGGGACAGTATTCTCAAGTTATCGTGAGAGCACCTTGTTCGGCAACAGCAAGTATTCGGGTTGGGCGGAATGGTCCGTTGAAAAGATGACCGACATCCACGACATCGATGCGTGGTATCAGTCGAATCCGTCATTAGGTTACCACTTGACCGAGCGGAAAATTGAAGCTGAACTTGGGGATGACAAGCTAGATCATAATGTGCAACGACTAGGATACTGGCCGAAATACAATCAGAAGTCCGCTATCTCTGAACGGGATTGGCGGCAACTGCTGGTTAAGGCTATGCCGGTATTTAAGGGTAAGTTGTTTGTCGGTATCAAGTACGGCAATGACAACACAAACGTTGCAATGAGCATTGCGGTCCGCACGCTATCAGGCAAGATCTTTATTGAAACAATCGATTGCCAATCGGTAAGAAATGGTGATCACTGGATAATCAGCTTTTTGAAAGAAGCCGATGTTTCGAAAATCGTGATTGATGGTGCTGCGGGTCAAAAGATGCTCGATGATGACATGCGCGATAGCAAGATTAAAGGTGCCGTACTACCAACCGTGAAAGAGGTTATCAAGGCAAACTCACTTTGGGAAAACGGGATTTACCAGCGGACAATTTGCCATGCTGGACAACCGTCATTAACCAAGGTTGTGACCAACTCTGATAAGCGGAATATCGGTACCAACGGTGGATTCGGATATCGGTCGCAATTTGATGATATGGACATCAGTCTTATGGATAGCGCGATGCTAGCACACTGGGCTTGCACCGAGTTTAAACCAAAAGCAAAACAAAAAGTCAGATATTAAAACGACATCTATTAGGTGCCATTTTTTTAGTGTCAAAAATTACCGATACAGCCGGGAAAAGCTGGGAAAGGACATTAACATGACATTTAAAACAATCGAAACGCAAGAGGAACTAGACGCGATTATCAAGGACCGCATCGAACGTGTAAAGGAAAAATATGCGGACTACGACCAATTGAAATCACGCAACGAAGAATTGACGGCCGAAAATTCGGCCCTACAAACGACGGTCAGCGAAACTAGTGAAAAGGTCAAAGGGTTTGACCAAGAAAAAGCCGACATGATGGCTAAAATTTCAGGATTCGAAACAGCCAATTTACGGACAAAAATTGCCCTAAAAAATGGCTTGCCAATTGACCTCGCTGATCGTTTGCAAGGTGATGATGAAGAGGCAATCACCAAAGATGCAGAGCGCTTATCGGGATTTATGAAACCGATGAACCCAACGCCGCCGCTTGCTGACCCAGAAGGACATCAGGGCGCTGACGGAAATGAAAAGTATAGAAGTTTACTCGAAAACATGAATATGGAGGAATAGAAAATGGGAGTATTATCAAAAGCAAGTTTATTTGATCCAGAATTAGTGACTGACTTAGTGAACAAGGTGAAGGGCAAAAGCTCCCTTGCGGTTCTGGCGAAACAAGTACCAGTACCGTTCGATGGCAGCAAAGAATTCACGTTCTCAATGGACCAAGATATTGATATCGTAGCCGAAAATGGGAAGAAAACACATGGTGGTGTGACGCTCGCACCAGTGACGATCGTGCCAATTAAAGTAGAATATGGTGCTCGTGTATCGGAAGAATTTATGTTTGCCTCAGAAGAACGTAAGATTGAAATTTTGAAGGCATTCAATGAAGGCTATGCCTTGAAGTTAGCGCGTGGGATTGACTTGATGGCGTTTCATGGCATTAATCCACGAACAAAGGTAGCTTCAACGATCATTGGCAACAATAGTTTTGATGGAAAAGTGACGCAAACTGTTGATTTTGACAAGGCTAATCCAGATGCCAATATTGAAGCAGCAGTTGGTATGGTGCAAGGCTCAGAGGGCTCTGTAACTGGGATGGCGATGGATACCGTAATGTCAGCCGCATTATCTGCAATGCGGACTAGAGATGATGTGCGTGTGTTCCCTGAATTAACTTGGGGTGCTAACCCTGGTTCAATTAATGGATTACCTACAGATATTAACAGAACCGTTTCGGGTGGTGGCGATGATTTAGCAATCGTCGGTGACTTTGCCAACATGTTCAAATGGGGTTATGCAAAAGAAATCCCATTGGAAGTTATCCCTTATGGTGATCCTGATAATTCTGGCGAAGATTTGAAAGGGCACAACCAAGTTTACCTACGTTCAGAAACTTATGTTGGCTGGGGCATCATGGATGGCACTCAATTTGCACGTGTTATCAAACCTAAAGTGGAGGCTTAATCATGGAATATCAAAACACAAAAACAGGCTTTATTTTAATGACAGATTGCAAAATTTCAGGTGCCAACTGGGTACGGATTGATAAATCCGAACCAGTGGGACAAGCACCCGTCCCAGCACCTAAAGTAGCAGAAAAAGTGGAACAGCCTGCGGAAACACAGGTATCAGCAGATGAACCCAAACAAGAACCGGAAACACCAGCAGTTAGTGAAGACATGGCCGGATTCGATGGTGTCACTCGCAACCAAATTATGCAAGAACTGGACGCGCAAGGCATCAAGTATGATCCTAAAGCTAAAAAACAAGTGCTCTATGATTTGATGATGAGCCAAGGGGAGTGATGGCATGAAGCCATTCGCAACAATTGAAAACGTTGAGACCATGTGGCGCAAGTTGAAGCAAGATGAGGCGGCCAGAGCAACTGCGCTTTTGGATGTCATTTCAAACGCACTACGACTTGAAGCGCGCAAAGTTGGTAAGGATTTAGACAAGATGGTCGCATCTGATGAAGTTTACGCCAGCGTTGCTTGCTCAGTCACAGTGGATGTGATTGCACGCACATTGATGACATCCACCAATCAAGAACCAATGACACAGATGACTCAAAGCGCACTTGGCTACTCCTATTCAGGTTCATACCTCGTACCTGGTGGCGGGATGTTCATCAAAAATTCTGAATTGAGCCGGTTAGGCTTAAAACGGCAAAGATATGGGGTGATTGATTTTTATGCGGAAGATACAAGGGATCACGATCACATTAATTGACCAGGTTGAAATGGTCAGAGACCCGCTTGGCAATCCAATCGTAGAAGATAAGCCGGTCAAAGTGGACAACGTACTCGTTGCCCCAGCATCGGCCGATGATATCACGAACCAGCTTAACTTGACGGGGCGCAAGGCGATTTACACGCTTGCAATCCCCAAGGGTGATACCCACGATTGGGAAAACAAGCCAGTTGAGTTTTTCGGCCAGCGCTGGAAGGTGTTTGGCATTCCACTCGAAGGCATCGACGAGCTTATCCCACTCGATTGGAACAAGAAAGTGATGGTGGAGCGTTATGAGTAAAAAAGGATTTGCTCTTAATTACGCTGGCGTTGGACAGCTGCTAAAGTCGCCTGAGATGCAAGCCGTCTTGACGGAGCGGGCAGCTGCTATTCGCAAGCGGTGCGGTGATGGTTATGAACAAGACATTTACGTCGGCAAGAACCGTGCCAATGCAATGGTGCGCGCTGAAACCATTAAGGCGAAGCGCGACAACATGAAAAACAACACCATCTTAAAGGCGGTGCGCTAATGATTGAAGTCACTATTTTAGATTTTTTGAACACGCACTTGTCTGTGCCGGCTTACACCGACCGCCAAAACAAGATGCCAGCTAGCTACGTTATTTTTGAAAAAACAGGTGGTGCCAAAAAGAACCATCTGCTTTCTGGCACCTTTGCATTCCAAAGCTACGGCAAGTCAAAATACGAAGCCGGCATGTTGAATGAAGAATTGAAGCGGGTTGTTGAAGACTTGATCACGCTGGATGTAATTAGCGGGGTTAGCCTCAACAGCGACTACGATTTCACAGATACGACAACTAAGGAATACCGCTATCAAGCGGTATTTGATATTAATTATTATTAGGAGGCATATTAATGGCAGATGCAAGTAATGTAACAACCGCCAAACCAAAAGTTGGTGGTGCGATTTATACCGCGCCAAAAGGGACGGAACTTCCTAAAGACGCCATTACCAAATTACCCGATGCATACAAAGGATTAGGGTACATTTCAGACGACGGGTTAGTTAATACGAACTCGGGTAAGGCTGAAACAATCAAGGCGTGGGGTGGCGCTGTTGTTAATTCAACACAAACTGAAAAGGAAGATACCTTCCAATACACCTTGCTGGAAGCGACAAACGTTGAAGTGTTAAAAGAAGTCTATGGGCCTGACAATGTGAAAGGCACGTTGGATACGATGATCGAAATTAAGGCAAACGCCATCGAACTGCAAGAGCATGTGCTTGTATTCGATATGGTGCTAAAGGACGGTAACTTGAAACGAATTGTTATTCCGAACGGGAAGGTTTCTGAAATTGGTGATATCGCCTATGCCGATGGGGATGCAGTTGGTTACGAAACAACCTTATCTGCAATGCCGGATGACACATCAGAAGCTAATACTCATTACGAATATATGCAAAAGCCAAAGGCAACAACTGATCCAGAAGGTGCGCCAGCATCTGGAACAGAAAATAAGTCAACCATGGGGGCTAAATAATGTTTTTAGAAGGAAAAACGAAATCGGGATTTAAATTTTCAATCTCAAAAGAGCAGTTAGAAAATTATGAACTGCTTGAAGCGCTTAGCGAGCTTGAAGATGATGCAATGGCCTTGCCCAGAGTAATTAAATTACTTTTGGGTGATGATGGTGCTAAGCGTTTGAAAAACCATGTGCGAAAACTTGATGGCATTGTGCCACCCGAAGCGATGGCGGATGAAATCAAAGAGATTTTACAGAGTCAAAAACAAACAAAAAACTAATGATCCTTGCCAAGATGATTAAGCTGGACGAAGATGCCTTAATCAGTGATCTCGCTGAAACCTACCAAATATACGACTATCAGCAGCTACCGTTATCAACGGTGGCTGCTTTTTCGTGTAATTTGCGCAATGATTCACGCATCAAATTGAAGATGAACCAGCAAGCAGTGCCAGTCAATACGCAAGTGCTCATGGGGATTCTAGATGCGGTGAACCTGTTGTTGTGGTCGCGGTCTAAGGATGCTGAGCGCGGTGCCAAACGACCGCAATCAATCCTAGATGCCGTTATGGGCAACCAGAAAAAGCAATCTGCGGATTCGGCAGCCACTTTTGACTCCGGCGAGGATTTCGAACGAATTAGAAACAGATTAATCACAGGAGGTGAGCAAAATGGCGACTGAGCTTGGACAAGCCTACGTACAAATTGTGCCATCAGCCAAAGGCCTTAGCGGTGCTATCAAAGGGCAGTTAGATCCTGAGGCGGATTCAGCGGGTAAGAGTGCCGGCTCTAAAATTGGCACCGGCATTAAGTTTGCCGCAATTGCTGGTGTGGCCGCCGTTGGTGCCACACTGGGAAAAATTATCTCGTCATCATTGTCGGAAGGTGCCGACCTCCAACAATCGCTTGGCGGTATTGAAACACTGTTCAAGGGCAGTGCCGACAAGGTTAAAGGTTTCGCAAATGAAGCATATAAGACGGCTGGGCTGTCTGCGAATGCCTACATGGAAAACGTGACGAGCTTTAGTGCTAGCTTGCTCCAATCCGTTGGCGGTGACACCGAAAAGGCGGCCGACATCGGTAACATGGCCATGATTGACATGTCCGACAATGTTAACAAAATGGGGACTAGCATTGGCGACATTCAGCATGCTTACCAAGGTTTCGCCAAGCAGAACTACACCATGCTTGATAACTTGAAGCTGGGTTATGGCGGTACCAAAGAAGAAATGCAACGGCTCTTAACTGATGCACAGAAAATATCCGGCCAAAAATACGACATGAGCAATTTGGCCGACGTCTACAATGCGATTCACGTTGTACAAGGCGAATTGGACATTACGGGGACGACCGCTAAGGAAGCCGCCAGCACGTTCAGTGGTTCGTTTGAATCGATGAAAGCTTCACTCTCTAACGTACTCGGTAAGTTGTCGCTGGGACAAGATATTGGGCCATCGCTACAAGCCTTGGCAGAAACCACGTCAACTTTCTTGTTCAACAACTTCATTCCGATGGTCGGCAATATTCTAAAGGCGTTGCCTGGTGCAATCACGACATTCATTGCAGATGCCGCCCCCAGCTTTATAGCGGGTGGACAACAGTTGATCAATGGATTAACGCAAGGTATGGCAGGTGGCCCGAGTGCTGTCACCGCGTCATTGGGTGGCATTATGTCAACGGTAACGCAGTTCGGTTCAACAGTTAAAACAGCATTGCAATCAATCTTCCAATCAATTGGGCCGGTTATCTCAAGCACGTTGGGGACAGTCTTCACGCAACTACCAGCACTATTCACGACCGTTGTAGGTGCGATTACACCAATTGTGCAAATGATTGGTGACGCATTTACCAAGCTTGATTTCAGTGGTTTGCAAAACTTAGTGTCGGCGATTGTGCCAGCTGTTACTGCCGGCTTTAGCACAATGATGGGCGTTGTCGGACCGGCAATCTCAAGCGTCGTGACATCGTTTGTCGGATTGTGGAATGCAGCCCAACCGCTTATTTCAGTATTAGCCACCGCACTAATGCCAGCATTTCAAGTCATCGGGGCATTCCTCGGCGGCGTGTTCAAAGGGATCTTGATGGGTATCTCAGCCGCATTTGATTTCATTAGAATCGCGATCGGTTTTTTAACACCAATTATTTCGGTTCTGGTTGGTGCATTCAATGCAATTGCCCCAGTTCTATCGGTTATAGCCGGTTGGGTTGGGACTGTCATCGGGATGTTTGCCGGATTAGGTGGTGCGGGTAATGGCCTCCGCTCGATGCTGTCTAGCGCATGGAGTAACATTCAATCTGCTGTTTCAATTGCGGGTAACGTAATCAGCGGTGCAATCGGTGGTATCAAGTTGGTTTTCACCTCACTTGGTTCCGCCGGTAGCATCTTGCGGTCATTATTAAGCACCGCATGGAACTTTATCAGAACGGCTATTTCAGCCGCTGGTAGTGGCATTATGGGCATTGTGAACGGTGTTCGGAATACATTCAGTAGTTTGGGCAATTTTGCCGGTACGATGCGTTCATTGGTATCGGGTGCGTTCACTGGAATGCGTGCTGTGATTTCTGCTGTTGCTGGTAATATCAGCGGCATCATCGGTGGCATTCGGAATGTGTTTTCAAGCCTAGCCAATATTGATTTAAGTGGTGCCGGTGTTGCTATCATGAACGGTTTTCTGGGTGGTTTAAAAGCTGCCTTTGAAAAAGTCAAAGGGTTCGTTAGCGGTATCGCTGGTTGGATTAAGGAGCATAAAGGCCCAATTAGTTACGATGCAAAGTTATTAATACCAGCCGGGAGTGCAATCATGGGCGGACTTAACAATAGTCTGCAAGATTCATTCCGAGATGTGCAATCAACCGTCTCAGGCATGGCCGACAAGTTGAGCCTATCAATGACGCCAGCTATTGCATTTGACGAACCAGCCGCTTTGACTGGCAACAACCTCGCGCAGATGATGCGCCCAACACCAGCGGTTTACAACACCTATTCAGCACCAACCCAAGACGCAGCCAACAATGTGGAAATGATCGACTTACTCCGCATAATTGCCGATAAACGTACCGTGGTCGATGGCTCTTCGTTCGCGTCGGCTTATGAAGAATACGGTTCGACTGAGACCGCACGTCGAAGCCAGTTAAAAGAAAGGGGCCTTGCAATTGACAATAAAATCTAAGTATCAATACGGGATTGAATTTAATGGCCACCGCTCCAACGACTTTGGCCTGGATGTCCAAGATAAAACAGTTGGTATGCCTGCCAAGAATAAAATCACGCAGGCTATCCCTTTCAGTAATACCGTTCTGGATATCTCGGATTTATATGGTGGCCAGACGTACAAGGAGCGCACCGTTAAAATCACGTTCATTGTCCGCGACGGTGTTGATCCGTCGAAAGAGCGCCTATATTCGTTATGGACGCAGGTTGTTAACTGGTTGATGGCACCAGGGCGTAAAGTTAAATTGAAAGATGATATCATGCACAACTATTACTATTTGGCAGAAGTCGAGAAAGAGCCCTCATGGGACGAGATGCGCGCCTACGGAAAATTATCAGTTGAGTTTAACTGCTACCCATTTCGCATTGATGAACTGGAAGAGGGCAACGATATTTGGGATGAGTTTAACTTTGAATTAGATATTGCCCAAGTGACGGATTTCGAAATTGTCGGCAGCCGGACAATCACGCTCTTTAATATGGGGGTCACGACTATCTCGCCAGAAGTTGTGGCAACTGCACCGTTTACGATTGAAATGGGTGGGCAACGGTTCACGCTTAACGCTGGGACTTATAGCAGTCCAGATTTCATGCTGCCAACTGGAGAAGTTGCCATGACCGTCATTGGAACGGGGAAAATATCATTTAACTGGCATAAGGAGTTGATCTAATATGTATCGGGTGACGGTAAGAAACGGCTGGAACGGCGCGGAGCACACAATTCATTCGGAAAACTTAAATGACACCAAGCTATTAACAGCGAAGATTACGAGGAACATCGATTCAATTGATTCATTTCAGTTTAGTATCAGCCCCAAGTCACCCTATTACAATGACTTCAAAGGGATGACGACGTTCGTTAAGGTGACGATTTCCAAACGTAATCAGGTGCTTTTTGAGGGCCGTGTGCTCCCGACAACCGATTCGATGGCAACCAGTGGTGAGTTTAATAAAGAAATCACCTGTGAAGGGTTGCTGGCGTTTCTGCACGATTCAACGCAGGACTATTACGCGTTAGCAAACAACGACTTGAAGTCGTTCTTGCAACACGTGATTGATGTGCATAACCGTCAAGTTGATGCGTTTAAAAAAATCAAGCTGGGGCAAGTTACAGTGACTAGCCCGTCTGATAATGTCTACAAGTCGATTGATGACTCAAAGACGACCTACGAGACCATTAAAGATAAACTGATCACGAAGTACGGTGGTGAGATTCGACTGCGCCACGAACCGGACGGGTTATACCTCGACTACATGCCTGAGATTGCCATTCAAAGCAATCAAGAGATTCGATTAGCGAGCAATCTGCTATCCATCAAAAGGACAATTGATCCTAGTGCGATGTATTCGATTATCAAACCCCTGGGCGCACGGGCTGAAACAACGACGCAAGCCGATGAAGGTAATACCGATATTTCACAACCACGATTAACAATCGAGACTGTCAACGCTGGCAGTCCTTTTTTGGTATCACAAAAGTTGGTTGATCAGATAGGTCGTGTGGTGCATCCAGAGGTTTGGGACAACGTAAAAGTCGCGTCAATCCTGAAATCAAAAGGGCAAGCGATGCTGGATAGCCAACGAGAAATTAAGGAACAGTTTCAAGTAACGGCTGTTGATTTGAGCCTGTTATCTGGTATGACAGTTGACAGCTTTGAATGCGGTAATTATCACCAAACAATTAACCCTTTAATGGGGATTGATGAACGGTTGCGGATTGTTGGTCAGTCATTGGACTTATGTGAACCGCTCAACTCGACTTTATCAATCGGGGATAAGTTATTGGGTCAAGCTGACTATGAAGCTCTTATCAAAAAGCAAGGCGAAGCGATTGACGAAATCAAGAGTCGAGTGGCTGCGCAGACGGCTAAGATTGTGACGATTAGTAACGAAATGAAAACAACCAACGAAGCCTTGTCGTCGGCTCAAAAAGAACTGTCTAGTCTTAAAACTGAATACGACAAGTTAATCGAGAACATCGGTGATGCAGACTTCAAAGCAATCATGGCCAAATTGACCGAGTTAAAGAATCAAACCACTACAATTATTACCAACCTCGGTGAGATTGGTCAAAACGTGCTGGATTTAGAGACATTTAAAACAACTCAAGAAACAACTAATGCTAATCAGTTAATGACTAACAATCAGCAGAAAACAAAAAATGAAGATTTTGAAAAGCGCATCTTAGCGTTGGAAAATGGAGGAAAATAAATGGCGAATGAAATTAAAAGAGATACAGTTGATTATCGCGACCCAACACCATTCGACAACACGAAATTAAACTCGCTAAGCGACATCAGCAAGGCTTTACGTCATAAGACCTACGGCGAAGACACTCGTGAAGCGATCGCTCAGCAAGGGGAAGCCTTAGCCAAGTTAATGACAGAAACGGGCGGCAATCAATCGGCTGAAGTTATGGCCGCGCGCGGCCCGTTTGAAACGCTAGGAATCCGCGAAGATGCGCAGGATGAAGCGGTCGCAGTCACTAATGCCAAATTGGCTGATAAAGCCGATAAAGGTTACATTAACGAACACCTATCAGAATACCTATCACAAGTAAATTATATTCCGGAAACCGTTATCGATTTAGCTGACCTAAAAGCTAAATATCCGTCCGGTAAGCCGGGACTATTTATAGCAGCAGATTCTGGGCATAAATATATTTGGGACGGAAGCGCTTGGCACGACGCTGGTCCTTATCAAGCGCAAGTAGTTGACGGTCACAGTGATTACAATAATTTAATTCAAAACAGCCAGTTTAACGGAACGGTTGACCCTGCAATGCCAATGGCTGATGCGGTTCTGTCGACAATAAATCGCAATGGGAAAAAGTGGCTGCACGTTAGCGGGGACGATAACACGTCGTGGCAAGGTGTTTTTTGGCGGTTTGATTCAAGCACCGGAGATTTTAGTAATTTTGCTGATTTAGGTAAAAAACTAACGTTCGATTTTATTAGCGACAATTCCACAACATATATTGTGCAGACAAAAACGTTTGACGAAACGGGCAAACAAGTAATTAATAATGTTTATCAATTTAACGCAGCAGCCGGCGTGGCGCAAAGCTTAAATTTAAACGTCGATTTCAAGAAAGCATATTCGCCAATTTTTGAGCTCGTTATTTGTCAAGATAACCCGTCTAAGACTAGTTTCAATCTTAGAAATCCAGTGTTAGTTGACGCGCCGGTTAGAATTAACAACAAAAATGACTATTTAATCGCGCCTAATAGTACGCCTATTGGCAGCACTGCTAGTACAGTTATTACCCAATTGCAGGTATCGAAAAAAACGGGGTATAGCGTTACTAATAGCGACGGCGCAAAAGCCGGTATATTGTGGCGACGCCCGATTGTCCCCAGTTTTAAAATGGGGGATCAACCATTTAGATTACGTGGTAACCTTAAAAATCTTACGTTAATCGAGAGCAAATTAACGATCATGTGGCAATTATTAGACGCCAGCATGGGGGTTTTAGCGCAAGACTTTATTGACGAAATATCACCGATTCCGTTTAAAGTTACCGCGCTAGATATGTTTTTTTCTGTTCCTTCAAACGAAAACGCAAGATTTTTCCAAGTGATAATCTATTCCGAACCGGCGCCGGAGATTAACTTTACAGTATTTCCGGAACTCAACGTTGAATTCTGCTACCCAAATTATAACGTTGAAGAATATGCAAACGGTCGTTGGATAACAAATTTCTACGGAAATTACACAACACCGTTTTTGATCCGCTACTATGGTAAAACGTGGGTAAAAATCAAAACCACTACCGCTAACCAATCGTGGCAAGGTGTAGCGTTCCCGATTGGATTTCTTAGAGGAATATACTCGCCAAATTTCTCTATTGAATTCGACATTATGAGTGATGACGACAATGAGTTCGAAGCAACAGTGCACTATATGGCAGCTGATAATAGCACAGTGCTAGCGCAAGATAAATTAAGCGATTTAAAGCTATCGGGTGGCGAGTTTAAACATTTTAACTTTAATTACAGTTTTAGAAAGGTGGATAATGCACAGTATGCCAAGGTTTTAATTTACCAAAAACGAGATTACGCACCGTCATTTATGGTAACCGATATGATTATCGAGCAGAAACCTATTAGCGATTCGAGAGAGACTGGCGGATCTACTAACTTACCGCGATTGAACATTATCGGCGATTTAACCGGAATGAATAAAGAAGTTAAAAAGAATGTGCAGGTAGAACTATACTACGACGGAAAGGTGCACACAGAGTATGCGACGTGTAAATGGCAAGGCGATAGCTCAACAATGTATCCGAAAAAATCGTACAGGTTAACATTCTACAGAGACAGAAGTTACGAGAAAAAGAAAAAAATATTAATTATCCCAGATTATGAACCAACCAATAGTATTAACGTTAAGGCGAACTTTATTGATTGGACTGGTGCTAATAATCTGCTTATTTCAAATTATGCCAGTCAACTAACGATTGCTAACGGCAATGAGTTGGATCGAGATCAATTATTAGCGCCTAATCAATCCCAGATTGTCGGTTATCCATGTACCGTGCAGTTAAATGACGTCCACAACGGCATATACACGATTTCGAATAAATCAGAAGACTATATGAACAATATGGACGACGCCAACGCAACGCATTGGTTAATATCCGGCGCCGTGTGGAGTGATACTGTAACTTTTAACACCGATTCAGCAACGTTTGATCCGACTAAAGATTTTGAAGTGCTGACTCCAGATCCAGAGGTCACACCTACTCCAGAACAACTCAAATCAAGCTTTAACGAGCTTCTCAAGCTAACCAACAGTGGTACAGATGACGAGTTTGCTTCTAAAATTAGCGCGAAAGTTAATCTACAATCCGTAGCTAATTGGGTTGTTATGCTGACTATGTTCAGACTAACTGATGATGCTGGGAAAAATATTAGATGGCAAACGCGAGATGGGGTTAAATGGTCTGCTCTAATGTACGATCACGACTTAGCCTATGGTGCAGATTTTATGGCAAACGATTGGTTTGAAGCCGATAATTGGGAGCTTAAAAACATTGCTGATCGACATAAATTGATTAAAAGATTGCTAGCCAATGGACTGCTTCAGAGCTACTTGAAAACAGCATACGCCGAAGCAGTTAACTTATTCCCGGCAACAAAAGTTATCGGTGATTACAGACGTTATATGACTCTAGTCGGCGGGAATAATTACGAGTTGGATCAAGAACTATATCCAGTTGTCGGCGATAACAATCGGGGTATTAAATATTACGATACAAATGATCTGTTCGTATTTATCGTTCGACGATTGACACTTTGCCAAAAATGGTTTAGTGATGTGTATCTAAATTCTATGATAAATAGTTAAAGTAATACTATTATGGATTGCCATTACTTTAATTGGTTTCAAATTATTATTCTAGGAAGTGTCAAAATGAATAGTGTAAAAGGATTAGGGCAGCTCCTGATGTGGTTATTAACCATACCATCTGCTTATTGGGGGGCGAAGACTGCCACAACAGAGTTGGTTAAGCATCGCAATATGCGTTTAGCAAGTCTTGAGAATCGAATGAACGCCAACGATAATGCGGTACAAGCCGTACTTCATGATTCACTTTACAAGCAGTGCACCAAAGTCATCTATCGGGGCGCAGTGACTATTAGCGAGTTAGATAACATTGAGCATTTATTTCGTGGGTATAGCGGTGTTGGTGGTAATGGAACCGGCGAAGCGCTGTATAACAAGGTTAAAAATTTAAAACTAATTGATGACAAGGAGCTGATCGAACATTGAACTGGCAAGCAAGATTTAAAAACCCATATTTTTGGGTTCAGATTTTAATAGCAGTAGCGATGCCAGTCGGTGCGTATTTTGGGATTAAAGCCCAAGACATCACTAGCTGGCATATTTTATGGACAACATTGGGTAAGGCAATCGCCAACCCTTATGTACTATTAACAGTAGCGGTCAGCGTCTATAACGCGATTATTAACCCAACAACAAAAGGAGTGAAAGATTAATGATAAAATTAAATAAATTAGTAGTCGCCACGATGGCGGCTATTTTATTTGCATCAACAGCTATGATTGGCGGGGCACAAGCGTACTCGATTGATAATACTTATAAGCTTGCAGACAACGAAGGGTCTGCGTACAAGACTAGCAACAATTATATTATTCTGCACGATGTCGGTACCGAATCAAAAGCGTGGGAAAACGCCAGTTATTTAAAACGTGCTTGGCTGTCCACACAATCTTATGTTCAGTATTATGTTGGCGACGGTGGCAAGGTCTATTCAGGCGGTGCAGAAGGTTATCAAGCTTGGGGTGCCGGGGCGGTTGCCAACGCCGCTTCACCTGTTCAAATCGAATTAGCCCACACGTACGACAAGACCCAGTTCGCCAAAGATTATGCAGCTTATGTTAACTTAGCCCGTAACAGTGCGATCAAATACGGTATTCCGCTCACACTAGATGGTAACGGCCGCGGGATTAAGACGCACTTATGGGTCACCAACAATATTTGGGGTAACCACACCGATCCCTACGATTATCTAGCACGGTTCGGGGTGACAAAACAGAAGTTATCTCATGACTTACAGACTGGATTGCCTGAAGATGGCACCGCAACCGTGCCATCAAAGCCCACACCAACTACACCAAGTAATCAAAATGAACGGGCGGAAAACTGGCACTTTACTAACGGCGACCAACCAATCCAAGCGCGCCTTGGACAGCCCTCACTTAGCGCACCATATGCAGGCAAATTACCAGCGTGGACAACCATCTATTATGATCGCGTTGCAGTCCGTGACGGTTATGTCTGGTGCCACTGGACAACCAACAACGGGGATTCGGTATGGATGCCGGTTCACCCAGTTGGAACAGCCAATAATGTTTGGGTGTCATTTGACTAACATAGAATACTAAAAAAGCCCTCGTGTGAGGGCTGTACATAAATTATTTCAATTTTGACTGTTTCATAGCTTCATAATAACAAGCTATATGTGTAAGAATAATTATTTCATCATCAGGCATAGTATGAGCTTGGATAGATACCCATTTTGAAGCAAATTCTTTTGAAAATGCGTCAGCTTGTTCTATACCCCAGATATGATCACCATGAGTTAAATTTGTGTATATTTTCTCTAGCTGGTAATTACCTTGCTCATGCATTTTTTGAGGACGTATTCCATAAATAGAGTCTGTTAATTCACACATTTTTTCGTAATCAAGATTCTCAACAGCAGATCGAATGGCGGGAATCTTTGAGCTAATAACTTCTCTATAATTTTCTAGGATATCTTCATTTTTAGTGTTTGATAACTCAATAGTCATGCAAGAAATTAAGTCATCGATTGGATATGTTTGTTCGAAACGTTTAGCTAGCATATTGCGAATTGCTATAAGTGTATCAAGCGTTGAAAGATTAGTGGGAATTTTTTCTGATTTCCATATATTTAGTTGTCGATTAACGATTTCATTTAAAGAATCTGTAGCTAATCTCATTAGTTCAAATCTTGATTGAATGTAATCTTTTAATATGAAGAATGGAAATTTTAAGTCTTTAATATTATCGTTTTTATTTGAATAGATTCGAATACCTACTATTGGAATACGTGAAGAACTGCTATTAACTATGACCCAAGGGGAGTACTGAATCTCCTTATTTTTTTGAAGAAAATTAACCCTATTAGTCTCAAAAGGATGAGCCATTGATAACGAGCGAAAGTATCTGAAAAATTGTTCATCCGTGGGGCATTCATCAGCTGAAAGCTCCAACTGATTCATACAGATTTCTTTAAAGTATAAGTAAGCATCCTTATCATTTGAGTTAGCATATTTATTTTTAAACTTTAGATTTCGTTGCAATTCGTTGATAGCGTCGAGCACCATACATGCATACATAATGAATATAAGAAAATCAGTTTCAGTTTTTGGAGTTTCTGAATGTTGGTTTAAGTACTTGATACTATCGTCGACGCGATCCATTATTGCACAATAAAGATTAAAGCTACTTTTATAACGTTTATCGTGCATGAATATAGGAGTTAAGTTAATCGCATTGCGAAAGTCTTTACAAATTTCAGGATTCAAAAAATCAGCCATATTATTTACACCTTCTTATTTTTTTCTAGTTGAACTAGCTCATCAAGCACAGTCCCAGGCGTCTTATCCAAAGCCACTGCGATTGCCTTGATCACTTTGCCAGTTAGTCCGTCGATACCGTTCTTGCTGTCAACTGCAGCTTTTAAAGTTGTCTGACCCAGGCCACTTAATTTACTGACCTTATAACGGGTAACGTTATTTTGGTCTAAATATTGTTGTATGACGTTCATCAAAAAGCCTCCTAAAGAAATTTAACAAGTAGTGCCAAAGCACTGAGAATGATAGCAGCTATAGATAGTGCCATAGTTGCGTGTCTTTTGTCTTTCATAGCATGACATGGTATTATGAGTAGACAAACAAGGGCTTTCGCCCCTGTGTCTTAGAACCAACTCTTTAGAAATGCTAGAAGCGATATTATGAATGATATGACAGCCAGTCTGTATTCATTAGCTTCGCGCTTTTCTTTTCGGAGTCGGTTCTTTTTTTCTACCCTAGAACCGATGTCTCTCACCTCCTTTCCATATTTATATAATACAATATATTGAAGTATAAGTCAATATATTTAAGTAAAAGGTTAAATTAAATTTGACAAAAGAGAATGTATGTTCGTATAATGATTTTTAAAGGAGTGGTCAAGATGGAATATGTCAGCTTAAAAGGGACTATCAATAGCGCTGTTAAAGTAATTAGCTTCACACCATATCTTGTTCGGTTTGAACTTAAAACAGCCGAACAAAATTATAATTGCTTAGTCGCAAAAGATGCGTTGAACTTCATGTATTTAGCTAAAGAAGCTGCACCAATTTCAATTTTTGGCCACTTTAATAAGCGCAAGCAATTAATAGTCGATAAATACCATGTCAAGAATGTAATTCAAAAATTATCTGTTGTAAGATGAGAACAGAACAAAAGTGGGAGCGAGTCAGATGGAACAATTTGCACCAGCGCGAATCAATGAGCAATATTATTTAACTCTTAATGAGACTGGCAAAGTTGAGCTATACAAAGAGGGTATTGGGGTGGTTGGCAGTATGAGCTACTATTACACTCGGAATGACTTGCCCTTGTTTATCTGTCGGCATGAACCTAGCGCCAATTTAAGGACAATTCATGATATAATGGTGCAACTAGATGAACAGATGCAAAAGATGGTTGAGTGTGGTTGCTTAGTGGTTGGCGGTCGAAACGTTGCAGTTCAAAGATAA